GGTGTGAATAAAGATTACTCAGCCTTTGTGGTAATTGACATTTCAGAGTTCCCTCATTCAGTAGTAGCAAAATATAGGAATAATGAAATTAAACCAATGCTGTTTCCAAGTATTATTGAGGAAGTAGGAAAAAGTTATAATGAGGCATTTATTTTATGTGAAGTAAATGATATAGGAGATCAGGTGGCATCTATATTGAATTTTGACATGGAGTATAAAAACCTTCTTATGTGTTCTATGAGAGGTAGAGCAGGTCAAATTGTAGGTCAAGGATTTTCTGGTAGGAAGACTCAACTTGGAGTTAAGATGTCTAAGACTGTTAAGAAGGTAGGTTCTCTTAATTTGAAGACCTTAATAGAATCCGATAAACTTCTTTCTTGCGATTATGATATTATGAGTGAATTGACAACATTTATTCAGAAAAGCAATTCATTTGAAGCAGAAGAAGGGTGTCATGATGACCTTGCAATGTGCTTGGTAATTTATGCATGGTTAGTTCAAACTGATTATTTTAAGGAACTTACTGATCAGGATGTAAGAAAGAGATTATATGAAGAACAAAGAAATGCAATCGAACAAGATATGGCTCCATTTGGTTTTATGGATGATGGAATGAACTCCGAGAGTTTTGTAGATGAAGATGGAGATAGGTGGTTTCAGGGAGATGAATATGGAGATAAGACATATATGTGGGAATACTTGTCGTAAAGTTACTTTTTAATAAATATTTGAAGATTAATTGATAAATTCGGAGAAAGAAAACATGGCTACTCCCCAATTATCTCCTGGAGTACTGATAAGGGAGGTTGATTTAACTGTAGGAAGGGCTGAAAATGTTTTAGATAACATTGGTGCAATAGCAGGCCCATTCTTACAGGGACCAATTGACGATCCTGTTGATATTGCAACAGAAACAGATCTACTAAATGTTTTTGGAGAACCACAAAATACAGACGCACAATATGAATATTGGATGAGTGCATCATCTTACCTTTCATATGGTGGTGTTCTTAAGGTTGTAAGGACAGACGACGCAGATCTTAAGAATGCCAATGCTGGTGTTCAAGTAGCATCTGCATCTGTTAAGGTAAAAGGATATGAAGATTACGTTGAGAATTATGCAGATGGTTCTACTTTCTTCTACGGTGCTAAGAATCCAGGATCTTGGGCTGAGAACTTAAAAGTATGTACTATTGATGGTATCGCAGATCAGATACTTACCGTTCCAGCAGCAGCAGTTACTGCAGCAACAGTTGGATTTGGTATTACTACATCTGTAAGTGGTCTAACGATTCCTGGAGACGGAACTACTTCATCATTTACTGGACATATTAAAGGTATTATCACTGGTAAAGACGCAACAGCTAATACACTTGATGTTAAGGTTGTTTCAAGAGTAGATTCTACTGGCACAGAAACCAAGATTGATTATGCAGAAGGAGCAGATTTTGCTTCATTCGGTGCAACTGCAGTTCTTAATATAATCAACAACTCTGGTGCAGTTGTTGCAGGTGGTGCTCATACAGCAACAGCACAGGCTGACTGGTACGATTCTCAAACATTAGGTCTTACTAATGCTTCCATTTCTTGGAAAGAGATTGCATCAAAACCTGCTACATCATCATATGCTAATGATAGATCTGCTAAGAACGATGAAATCCATGTTGTTGTCGTAGACGACTTTGGAACTGTTAGTGGAATTAAAGGTAATATTCTTGAGAAGCACATAGGTCTTTCTAAAGCAAAGGATGCAGTTTCTGCAGTTAATGCTCCACAGAAGACATACTATGAAGATTTCATTGCATTAAATTCAGCGAATCTTTTTGCAAGTGCTAACCCATCATCAGTTGGATTAACAACTTATCTTGCTTCATCACCAACTCCTAGATCCACTGGATTTACATTATCAAATGGTAATGCTGCAAGTTATGTAAGAGTTACTGATGGCGATGGTCTTTGGGGACAAGATGCTCAAGGTAATACTTTTGCTGCAATCGGTAATGTTACATACACTCTAACAGGTGGTAAGAACTATAGTTCTGGTGCTGCTGGATCTGCAGGTAACTTAACTGCAGCATTAGGAAGTCTTAAAACTTCTTATGATCTATTCAGGAATCCTGAAGTAGAAGTTGATTACCTAATCATGGGACCAGGTGGTGCAACTAAGTCTGAATCTCAAGCAAAAGCAAATAGTTTGATTGCAATTGCTGAGTTAAGAAAAGATTGTGTTGCTACTATTGGGCCACACAGAGCAGACATTGTTAATATAGCAAATACTGACACTCAGACTACAAACCTAATAAACTTCTTTAGTCCACTAACTTCATCATCTTATGCAATATTTGATAGTGGTTACAAGTACGTTTATGATAGATTTAATAATAAGTTTAGATATGTTCCTGTCAATGGAGACATTGCTGGATTGATGACACGTACAAACATTGTTGCTTATCCTTGGTTCTCACCAGCAGGACAACAGCGTGGTACTATTAATAATGCAATTAAACTTGCATACAACCCAACAAAAGCTCAAAGAGATAAGATTTATCCTGCGAGAATTAACCCAGTTGTTACACAACCTGGTGTTGGAACAATCCTCTTCGGTGATAAGACTGGATTAGGATATGCATCCGCATTCGACAGAATCAACGTTCGTCGTTTATTCCTTACAATTGAGCAAGCACTTGAAGGTGCAGCAAATGCCCAGTTGTTCGAGTTGAATGATGATTTAACAAGAGCAAACTTTAGAGCAATTGTTGAACCATATCTACGTGATGTTCAAGCAAAGAGAGGTCTTAACGGATTCCTCGTTATTTGCGACGAAACCAATAACACACCTGATGTTATTGATAATAATGAGTTTAGAGCAGACATCTTCCTGAAGCCTGCTAAGTCAATCAACTATGTTACTCTTACCTTTGTTGCTACACGAACAGGTGTTAGCTTCGAGGAAGTAGCAGGTCGAGTTTAAATCTAGCACATTAATAAAAGGAGGACACAAAAAAAATGGCTAATTCTCTAACCAAATTTAAATCAATTCTTGCAGGTGGTGGTGCAAGGCCTAATCTGTTTGAGGTAACTATCTCAGATTTTCCAGGATACACTGATGCAGTTGGTGAAGATATCAAGTTCTTATGTAAAGGAGCACAATTACCAGAATCAACAGTTGGTCTGGTAGAAGTTCCTTTCAGAGGAAGAACTTTCAAAGTTGCAGGTGACAGAACATTTGCACCTTGGTCAATCACAGTTATCAATGATACTGATTTCGCAATCAGAAATGCAATGGAAACTTGGATGCAAACCATAGCACAATATAAAGATGGTTCTGGTGCTACAGATCCTGGCGATTATATGAGAGAAGCAACAGTTTCTCAACTTCTTAGAGATCCATCTGCTCTTACTGCAACATCAGGAACAGGAACAGAAGCTAAGAGAACTGATGCAGGTCAGTATAGATTCTATGACATTTGGCCAACAAATGTTAGTGCTATTGATTTATCTTACGATTCTTCAGATGTACTTGAAGAATTTACAGTGGAGTTCCAAGTTAACTACTGGGCCCCTGAGACCAAGAATAATACTGAAGGTTAAAACCCTGCATTATTTGCATATTTGTGGTATAATAAATACTACAGTAACTATAGACGTTTAGATAATGGCTAAATTGTTTGGATTCTCAATAGAGGATAACGAACCAATTTCACCCGACGTAGTTTCCCCCGTACCTCCAAATAAGGAGGACGGGGTTGACTACTATTTAAGTAGTGGATTTTTTGGTTCTTATGTCGATATAGAAGGAATCTATAAGACAGAATACGAATTAATAAGAAGATATCGTGAGATGGCATTGCATCCAGAATGTGATAGTGCCATTGAAGATGTTATTCAGGAAGCAATAGTTTCAGATTTGAATGATAGTCCTGTAGAATTGGACTTAGATCATCTAAATGCCAGTGATGGTATTAAGAAAAAACTTAGAGAAGAATTTAAATATATCAAAGATTTATTGGATTTTGATAAAAAAGCACACGAAATTGTTCGCAATTGGTATGTAGATGGAAGATTATATTACCATAAAGTAATTGATCTAAAAAATCCAGAAGCAGGTATACAGGAATTGAGATATATTGACGCAATAAAAATGCGTTATGTTAGACAGCAAAAGAAAACTGATAATAATGGTAGGTTTCAAAACCCAATGAGACTTAATGATAATCCTATGGATTATGAGTTTCCTCAAATAGAAGAATATTTCCTTTATAATCCAAAAGCATCATATCCTACTGGTGGAGCTGGATCTGCTGGTGGTGGAATTAAGATGACTAAAGATTCCATTGCATATTGTACATCTGGATTAGTTGATAGAAATAAAGGTAATACCTTATCTTTCTTACATAAAGCAATTAAATCTCTCAACCAATTAAGGATGATTGAGGATAGTCTTGTTATATACAGATTATCAAGAGCACCAGAAAGAAGAATATTCTATATTGACGTTGGTAATCTACCTAAAGTTAAGGCAGAACAATACCTTCGTGATGTAATGAATAGGTATCGTAACAAGTTAGTATATGATGCTAACACTGGTGAAGTCCGTGATGATAAAAAATACATGGCAATGTTGGAAGATTTTTGGCTTCCAAGAAGAGAAGGTGGTAGAGGAACAGAGATTACTACCTTACCTGGTGGACAAAACTTAGGAGAAATCACCGATATTGAGTACTTTAAGAAGAAATTATTCAAGTCACTTAATGTTCCTATCTCTAGAATAGAAGGAGATGGTGGTTTTAATATGGGTAGATCATCCGAAATACTCCGTGATGAATTAAAATTCAGTAAATTTGTTGGACGTTTAAGAAAAAGGTTCGCAAATTTATTCAATGATATGCTAAGAACTCAGTTACTTCTTAAGAATATCATTACCCCAGAAGACTGGGAAACAATGAGTGAACATATACAATATGACTTCTTATATGATAATCATTTTGCAGAATTAAAAGAAACTGAATTATTTAATGAGAGAATGGCAGCAGCAACATCTGCTGAGCCATATGTTGGAAGATACTATTCACAGGATTATGTAAGAAGAAAACTTCTAAGACAGACTGATGAAGAGATTATCGAACAGGATAAACTCATGAAGAAAGAGATTGCAGATGGTGTTATACCTGATCCAATGGCTCCTGTTGATCCTGAAACTGGACAACCAATGCAAGATTTGGGATCTCCAATCATGGAACCAGACTTAGAAAAACAAGCACAAGCAGCAGATGCTCCAGAAATGCCTTCTGGTGGAGAGATATAAATATTAAGGACTATATATGTTTTTGATTTAAAATGGAAGACAATTTAATGGATATGATCATTTCTGATGAGTCTCCATCCAATATTAGCGACAAGATTAAAGATATTCTGTTTGCAAAATCAGCAGAAAAAATTGATGGTGTCAAAGGTTCAGTAGCTGCTTCTACTTTTGGGTCTGATCAAGAGGCTGTAGATCAAGCAGTTTCGGATGCTGCAGATGTAATTTCTGGTGCTAATAAGACTCCAGAGGCATCTGACGCAGAGTAATTATAAATAACTATTAATGCAATATTAGTTTCGGAATAAAATGAAACTCATAAGAGAAGAAATTGAATCGGTAAAGATTATTACTGAAGCAAAAGGAGGTAAAAGATCTCTTTTTATAGAAGGTATTTTCCTTCAAGGTAATATCAAAAATCGTAACGGTAGAATGTATCCATTAGATACTCTTCGTAAAGAAGTTAATCGTTATAACGAATCTAACGTTGTAAGTGGTAGAGCACTTGGTGAACTAGGTCATCCAGATGGCCCTACAGTAAACCTTGATCGTGTATCACATAAAATTGTCTCATTAAGAGAAAGCGGTTCTAATTTTATTGGAAAAGCAAAAATCTTAAATACACCAATGGGTAAAATTGCAGCTAATCTTATAGAAGAAGGTGTAAAACTCGGTGTTTCCTCTCGTGGTATTGGTTCATTGAAACCAACCAAAGAGGGATTCAATGTTGTTGGTGAAGACTTTATGTTAGCAACAGCAGCAGATATAGTTGCTGATCCTTCTGCTCCCGATGCATTTGTTGAGGGAATTATGGAAGGTAAAGAGTGGGTATGGGAAGGTAACATACTCAGAGAGAAATTTGCATCGGATGCAAAGAGAAGAATCAACACTTTAGTTGATCAAAAAAGGCT